GTAGTAGTCATTAGACCACCTCCGCTAGTTCTGGGATGTGATAGCCGTGACCATCTATTCCCGTGGATATTTTCACACCTAGTTGCTTGAGTGCTTCCAGGTCGTGCTTATCTACGGTCTTTTTGCCTGTTAGCTGGCGAACATGCTGTGCGACCTCCTCATTAACGATGTAAAGGTCGGAGCGTCCGTAGTTGTTCTTGCTTCTGATAAATGCTGTAAGCATCTTTCCTGTGGTAGGTACATTAGAAATCTAATAGTAAATGATTAGACTCTAATAGTTTTTCATTAGAATTGTAATATAAGTTCATATTGTTCTTCTTTGCGGTAACAAAGACAATCAAATTAAGTGGAACTGCTCCAAGATCCGACAATATCCCAGAAAATGCAGTGATAATCTTGCATAACTGTCATTAGAACAGTTACGCAGCCCAGTGATACCAATGGATTAGCCCCAGTCCAAACCAGATTGGACATAAAATGGACATGGCACCCCCTCCCTTTTGGTCGTTCTAGTACAAAGGTACTGGGGGGTGAAGAAACTCCGACTCTATAGCGTATAACCCCTCACATTTTTCCGATAAAAAAGTGCTCTGTGAAGCTCTAACAGATACCTAATAGAGGGGATAATGAATAACTTCTATTCATATATGGACACTTAGTAGTAGCAAGGGGTTTCAGGGGTAGAATTTAAGAGGTTAGCTTGGTCTGCCAGTGAGCTAACAAGGGGGCTTTCCTGTGGTGGGTGAAGCCCCCGCCAAAACTTGTGTATGATTAAAGAAATTACTGAAATGTTATGGCTAAGAAGAGTACGACAGAGGTATTGGGAGAGTTACATGCAGGGTTAGCTGAGTGGTTTATGGATAAGTTAGTGTCTGGGGAGATGACTGTGGCAGATGTGAATGTAGCAAGGCAGTTTTTGAAGGATAATCAGATCAGTGCACAGCCAGTAGAGGGTACTGCGTTTGGAGATCTAGCGAAACAGTTACCTGATATAGAGAATGTCGTAGCATTTAAGAAGAAGAGAGCTTGAGTAAGTGAAAGAAAAGTGGGTGCAGCTACCTGAACAATTCAGGGATGACTTTAGATATTTTTTAGTTGTCGTATGGAAGCACCTTCAACTTCCTAATCCCACTCCAGTTCAGCTAGATATAGCTGAATATATGCAGGATGGGCCAAAGAGAAGAATTATTGAGGCATTCAGGGGAGTTGGAAAGAGTTGGATGGCAGCAGCTTACGTGCTGTGGCTATTAAGGAATGATCCACAGAAGAAGATCATGGTTGTATCTGCAAGCAAGATGCGAGCAGATGACTTTGCACAGTTCTGTTTAAGGCTGATTAGAGAGATGGATATATTGAAGTGCTTAGAACCAGATAGGGATGAGCAAAGAAGTGCGAGTAATAGATTTGATGTAAGACCAGCGACACCAGATCAATCCCCATCCGTAAAATCTGTCGGTATCTTTGGACAGCTTACTGGTAGTAGAGCAGATTTAATACTTGCAGATGACTGCGAGGTTCCTAATACAGCTTGGACAGTAGGGATGAGAGAGAAGTTGATTGTATCTGTCGGAGAATTTAATGCGATTCTGAAACCAGGTGGAGAAATTATGTTCCTCGGAACTCCGCAAACCGAGGAGAGTATATACAACAAATTGCAAACAAAAGGGTATGAATGTCGTGTCTGGCCTTCAAGGTATCCAAAGAAACCACAGAAATACGGTGCATCTCTAGCACCAATGATACTAGAGAATTGTGTCGAACTTGTTAATAAACCAACTGACCCTGATCGCTTTAATGAACTAGATCTAATTGAAAGAGAAGCTAGTTATGGTAAGTCGCAATTCACGCTTCAGTTTCAACTAGATACGACACTTAGTGATCTAAATCGTTTCCCTCTTAGATTATCTGACTTAGTGGTTTTAGAAGTTGACCAAGACGCACCTGAAAAAGTGGTGTGGTCTTCTGGTGCTGAGTATCGGATTACTGATCTGCCTGCTGTTGGGTTTAGTGGAGATTATTATCACAGGCCAGCATTCATACATGGGCAGTGGATTGAGTTCCAAGGTTGTGTAATGTTTATAGATCCTTCAGGTAAGGGTTTAGATGAAACTGCTTATTCTATTGTCGCTCATCTCAATGGAAATTTATTTGTATTGGAGGTGGGTTCCTTCCGTGAAGGTTATACCGAACCTGTCTTAAGAGGAATTGCAGAAGCAGCTAAACGTAGAAAAGTAAAACTGATTCTTTTGGAAGATCAGTTTGGTCAAGGCATGATGGAAAATCTATTGCAGCCTTACCTCAGAGAGATCTATCCCTGCACTATCGAAGCGACCAGGAGCAACGTCCAGAAGGAGAGAAGAATTATTAATGCTCTTGAACCAGTGATGAATCAACATCGGTTGATCTTTAATCGCTCGGTAATTGAGGATGATTCCAAAGCTAGAGATGATGATTCCGTAGAGACAGCCTTGGCATACCAGTTGTTTCATCAGTTAACTCATCTCACTGTCGATAAACAATCTTTACAACATGATGACAGATTAGACTCATTAGCTGGTGCAGTTCAATATTGGAACGAGTCTCTTGCTATAGATGAAGATAGAGCTATTAAAGAACGTGAACAAGAACTCTGGGAACTGGAATTGGCAGCGTATAAGGGTGATATTGAGGGCATTCTCGATGCACAAATACTTGGCATCCCAATCGAAAAAATCCAAAGGCAAAACGCAAAAGCAGGATGGATCAAAACCCAAGGGAACCACTAAATACAGACCTAGAGGATGGGTTGTGCGTATCCCTGCTGATTTTGTTGGGTATGGTTCTGTTACTGATCGTGGATTCCAAACGGTTGTTGTAGCTGAAACTCCTGACCATGCTTTAGATGTCGCTTCCAATTCTCATGTGTGGGAGCACTTGGATTTTCCTGTGAACGATTTTTATGTATTTCCCCAGAATCCTCTTTAGACTCTCCACTTACGATTGCGATCTGGTGGATGATGACTAGCTACTAATTTTTCTAATTGATTAATACGGTTAAATAATTCTCTAGTGTCTCGATCACGGCGGTTGCTGATATTGCTAAGTGACATGATGACAACGCTGGCTGTTGCACCAATGATTGCTGCTGTAATCTCTGGCACTGTTCAAAATAACGAATTGTGTCTAGTGTAGGACGGCCTACCACTGATTTCTATGGAAGAAAAGAAAACACCTGAGAAACCAAAAGAGGAAAAGAAGAAAGGTGTATTTGGAAAACTGCAAGAGATTACTCCAGACAAAGAGGAACAAGTTGCACTGATTGGTGTAGCTGTACGCCTTGGTATTGTCGTATGGAGTGGTTTTATCCTTACCTTGGCGTACGTTGATCTGCCAGGGTTTCAGAAACAAAACTTCGATCCAACCTTTATAGCAAGTGTATTCACTGGTGCATTGAGTACATTTGGTTTAGCGACTACAAAAGATAAAAAAAGTAACGGATTAAGCAAAGAGGATGTAGAAAAGATGCTTGCCACGTCTTCTACAGCACAAACTATTAGGGTTGAAACTCCTATAAAGATTACAGGTGCAGAGGTTGTCAAAGTTGACCCGATAACCAAGAAACCTATTGACCCTGTTACAGGTAAATTGACATGAAGAAGCTATTGATCTTGCTTTTATTGGCTGCACCTGCACAAGCCAATATTACATCGAAGCTTTCTAGTTCTACTTCTCTAACAGTCGGAGCCAGTAGCACTCAGGCAACCAGAGTTCCTTCTACTTATGCAGTGTCGGGAACCAATATAAAGGTCAGCACTGGAGAGCACATTGGGAAGCTGACAGCAGGATCAGCTACAGCCGCAGCTACGCTTGATGTTGGAACGTACGAGATAAATACAGCAGGATCAGCATTTTCTCTAACGGAAAGCTGGCAGCAAGGGGACGCCATACCAGCAATAGGCAGTGGTGTTGATGTAAGTGCTGGCGTAGTTGCTGATATGCCTGCTTTTGGTAGTACAACCACTATTTCAGGTGGTGTTGCTGGTAATTTGGCTGGTACTGTATTGAGTTCTGGAGTGGTTACAGTAGTAGCAGGCGGTGCAAATACTACGGCTGTAGGGCAAGTAACCAGCGAACTTACTGTAAGGTGAAAATACTCCTGTGCGTACCTTTTTATCTTTCGTATTTCTGTTTAGCCCTGCTGTTCAGGCTGTACCAGTGGTTCCTCAGTTTACACAGGGTACGGTCACATCACACACGGAAACGAGTACAAAAATTACAGAGACAATCAACTCGATTGACATAAATACAGGCTGGCAATACACAGTTACTGGGACAAATATGAAGCATTCTGGTTCATCTGTGTCACCAACAACTATCACAGCCCCTTCTCAGACCACTGATGGCATTACTTACACATGGGTTGGCCTAGATCACTCCAACAAACCGAATTGGCAGATTCATACAGACGGATCAGCCTTTCAGTTTACCGAAACATACGCTGCTCCTGGGGTAAGCCAGCAAACAATCATTCAGCGTACAACCGATCAAACAAGTATCACCGATACAACAAGTATCTTTCAACAATAGCTTATGGATTACTCACGTTTAACTACGCTTTGCCTGCTTACTCTGGTGATGTCGGCGGCGTTAGTGCTACCGCCGCTCCTAACGCTTCGTCTAGTGGCTCCGTCATTAATCAAGGAGTACAAGTCTTACAAGGGCCATTCCATACCAACACGTACGGTAACGGAATACAGTGTCAAGGAACTACATTAAGCATTACGCCCTTCCTTACGGGTGCGTTATCGCTTAAACGACCCTACGAAAGCTATTACCAAGACCCTGTTTACGATACAAGTGATGCTAATGATGATGGAATTATTGATAATCCAGGGAATGTTTTATATTTCAAGGATGTAAGAACAGGACAGAAGGACTCTCACAGCATCACAGGAGGGATCTCGGCGACCCTTTCAGTGCCACTGGATAAAAGATTCACGACTCGTTGTTTATCTGCCGCTACAACCCAAGAGAAAATACAACAGCAGATCTTGGCTAACAAGAGGCTTGATTTTGAAATTGCGAGGCTTCGTGAGTGCTCTAAATTTAAACTTCAAGGAATAAATTTTGCTCCTACTAGCTCCGCATATTCTATTTGCTCAGATATTTTGACCAGACCTTTTAAGGAAAAGCCAATAGATCACGTTCATTCTATTTCTTCAGATTCCTCTGCTCCGCTTGGCGTTCACGAAGTGACAACACCTTCGGTTTCTTCCCCCGAATAGCAAGAAGTTTCTTCGTAATCTTCTTAGAGATCTTCTTAACTTGCCCCTTCATTTGCTTCTGAAGCATCTTTGCTATTGGTTGACCCAATACAGTGACACCGACAACTGAAGTAACGGCTATCGCACTTGTATTAAGTAGCGTCGTTGGTGGAGGAGTGTAAGTGTTAACAACTTCCAATACACTTCTTTCCTCGTATAGGACTTTGCATTGATTTCCATCTCGTTCATACCCAATAATTCTTTTTGTTCCGTACTTCCCGACTGCTCCTATGGGTAAATCTCCAGGTCTAGGGCAAGGGGGAACAGAAGGCGGTGGTGGGCTAACAGGTGTTTCGTTATTTGTGTTTGTCGAAGTAGAAGTCTCTGCTCTACTCGTATCAATTTTTGGTGTGGTGGGTTCTGGAACTTCTTCTATATCTTCTGGCCTGTAATCAACAGGATTGAAAGAAGGCATCCCTGCATCACAGTACACCTGAACGCCCCTATCGTCATCTGTTTTTAATTTCTTATTGTTACCTGAGTCTGGATGTGCTTCTACACAACCAGGAATTTCAAATATTAAATTAGGCTGCTGTAAATTAAGAGTTACGGGTTGAACATTGGGGATGTTCGGAGAAACTCTGTCGATAGAATTATCAGGGATAAAAATATTATCGACTTGTATATCTGGTATTTCATCCACTTAACAATCTACGAAGTCACCGCCAATATCTTTACCAATCTGTCCTGCTTTCTTGACAGCAAATCCACTAGCAATCCAGCCTATGATTGGGATGTTAGCTAATGTACTAGCAGCAGGAGTAGCAGTAACTAGAGAAGCTCCTACTATTTCACCATTAGATTCTGCACTACCTTTGTTTTTTATACATTGAAGATAGTCAGCAGCTAATGCTGCATTTGCTCCAGGTTGATGGGCAACATATTCTTTTCTTGTGTAATCAGTTTTACCGTTCCATTTAGATTTTTCTGAACTAAATAAAACTGTTTTAGGTGAGTGCATGTTATGCCTTATCATCACCTCCAATCCTTTCTCGTCTTTCTTATATCGCATCTGGCTACTGCTATTTTCTGTCGTAGCTAATGATGCAAGATTGGGTAGCGAATCCCCTGACCTACTAAGTAGGACAAGGGAAAAGAAATTGCTACCGATTAATCCAAGACCGAGGAGAAGAGGAAGATAGTTACCTTCCTTCATCTGTGTCATAACTTAGGCAATCCTGTTGTGGTGGGCATTGAAGGCATTGATTGTTTAACCAATTCAGGGATTTGACCCTTTACCTTATTCAAGATTGTATTCACAATCTTATCTTTATTCAAGTACCCGTATGTGCCTATACCTACAAGAGAAAAAGTTCCTGCAAAAGAAATGATTGCAAGGGTGTTAACTATTTTCTGCATTAAGAGTTTCTCCTTTAGCTATCGCATTGATTTTTTGCTGAATAGGAAAAGCCCTTTGTGAACTTGCATCAAATTGAGCTTTTAAATCTTTTTGAATCTCTTCTTCTTTTTTTAAGGCTTCGCCTAGTTGCTGTAATGATTCTGCCATGAGAGTAAGTAAATGCGATTAAAGTATAGCCGTTTTAGTTCCAAGGGAAACCGTACATAACGTCAGGTGTAAATTCTCTTTGAACTGCTAATGAATTTAATAATCTATCTTCTACATCTTTAGAGCTTGGCCCAAACTCTTCTCCTTTTGCGTTTCTTGCATCTAAAGT